GCGGCAACTGGCTACGTCGTGTAGCTGCTCACCGCGCCGTAATTCCGAGTCGGCGCAGCTCCAGCGCCCGCAATTCCGCGATACGCCGCTGCGCCGCTGCCAGCTGGTCACGGCCAGCGAGGTATTCATCAAGCGCGCGCCTCGACGCATCGGTATCCGGATAAGCCGGATAGGTGACCGGAGAGACGTCGTAGAGCCGCGCGATCTTGGTGATCGTGCGGATCAGCACGCCGTTTTCGTCCTCGTCCCACTTGTCGCCACCGCGAGCGACGCGAAAAGCGAAGCTGGATTCGCGAACATCTCCGCGCTCCATGCTGACCAGCAGATCACGGGCTGCCTGAGTATCCGGCGGGTCGATCTCGTAGGTGAGACCGTCCACATCAACGCCGATGCGCAGCGTCTTGGCGCTGGCTCGGCCGAGGATCGCTGAGGGTTCGTGGTTGAACAGCGCCCGCACATCATCGCCCATGACATCATCGAAGGCGCCCTGCGCGATGACCTCTCGGAATCCGCCCAGGTTCTCCGAGAGCTTGTTGAACACGGCGGCGTGACCACGGATCAGCGGTGCAGCGTCGGCACGCCGCTCCACCGCAATGGAGCCCGCGAAATGTCGCACTTCCCGATTTATCGTCATCGAATCAACTCCAGAATCCCTTGCGGGCCTCTCTCAGCCCATCGGGTCAGAATGACTTCTACGGGCTCGCCGCCGGTGAGGTCACGCCAGCGCGCAGCCCTGAATCGGCGAGCCGCCTCGTGATCAACACCCGCCGCCGCCTGCAGGTACTCGCAAATCTGTTCGTAGGCGTGCTCGGCGCGGTAGAGAAACCCACCGTCGCCAGAATCTTCAGCGCGAGCCTCGCGCAAAGCGCGCAATTCACGGTTCAGCACCCGCGCGGCGACGAGATGCGCGATCGAGCGGGCCTGCTCGCCCTCTTTGTCGGGGTCATCTTCTTCGTCGAGGTCGTCTTCTGGCGGGGCCTTCGCCGGAGCCTTCACCGGCTCCGCAGCGGGCTGGGCTGCTGACACAGGTGTCAGCGGCTCGTCCAGCCCGTCGATCGGGTCAAGATCCTCAAGTTCGCGCGCCTCATTGCGGGTCAGCCAACCGTTGATGACGCCCGACTGATAAAACGCAGCCCGGCCCGCGTTATCCCCACGCAGAAGGCCCTGAACCTTGAACTTGAAAAACAGCCGCTCCCGCTCGGCCTCAGTCAGCAGGGATGCGTTGAGCGACGCCTCGATCCGCGTCAGCCATGGGACCAACGTGTGCTTCACGAACGCAAGATCCGAATGCTCGGCGTTTGACCAGGTTGCGCGCGTGAAGTCCTGAACAAGGACCGGCGGGACGTTGAAGATTCGGCAAATCTCCGGCACCTGTAGCTGGCGGGTCTGGACGAACTGGGCGTCATCCGGCGATATGCTGACCTGCTGGTATTCCATCCCCTGCGAAAGCACCGCCACGCGCTGGCGGTTCTCACCGCCATATGCCTGCTCCCACTGCTCTCGCAGTTTCGCCGGGTCTTGCACGGTGCCCGGGTGCTTCAACACACCACGGACCTGCGCGCCGTTCCCGAAAAATTGAGACGAAAACTCCTGCGTGGCCAGCCCCCATGCGATCGCTTCGCGGTGAACACGGATGGGCGACCAGCCCATCACGCCGTCGTAGCTCATGGCCTGGACGTGCAGAACGTCATCCTGCGTCAGCGTGACCATGGCCCCGCCGTTGGCCGGGACGTAGTCGTAGACACGATTCCCGCCCACCAGGCGCGGCCTGACCTGCATGGGATGCAGCGGGCGTATCTCTGCCACCTTTCGCCCGCGCTGACGCAGAATCAGGCTGTAGTGGTTCCCCCATCCCGACAAATGGGCCATGACGAGTTCGCGCCAGACGAAACTGGTCATGTCCGGACTCGGACTGTCGTGGAGCAATGAGTAAAGCGGGTGACTGGTGGCCGGGTTGCGACTGCGGCCGGATTTCTCGTAGAGCACGAGAGGCAGCGAGGCTACGGACTCGGCCAGCACCCGGATGCAGGCGTAGACCGTGGGCAGCGCCAGGGCGGACGTCTCGCTGACGGTGACGCCGGCCTTCGTGGGGCCGCCGCCGAGGAGCTGGGCGAAGAACGCCGTCGGGCTGTAGGTGGTGACCTGCCGCCGCTCGCCGCCGAGGAGTCGCGCCAGCATGCTCAGGCGCCCCCGCGCAGGATCGCGAGACCGGCCAGCGCCAGCAGCAGCACGCCGTCAGCGATGGCGGCGAACGGCCAGCCGTACTGGGCGGCGACGCCGACGGTCAGGGAGACGATGCCCGCCGTTGCGAGCGCGTCAATGACCATCTCGGCGCGCCGCGCGGCGCGGGACTCGTGGCTTTTTTCCATGCAGGGCCCAGATGTACGGTCCCTGCGGATGATGGGCGGCGCGGCCCGCCGGCTCACGCCACCGCGTCAGAGCACGACGAGATCCCCGGTGAATGTCGGCACCGCCGGCACGGCGATCGCCCGGCCCAGCGCCGTGATGGCGGCCACCACCCCGTCGATCTTGTTGGCGGCGGTCTCTTTCCGGGGATAGATGTTGTCTTTCGCGTCGAGGTGACAGACCACGTTGGAGACCATCCACTCGAGGACCGGGTCGCCGTCGTGGTGGAGCCGCCCGGAGCGCACCAGGGCGTCCAGTTCCTTCATGGGCGCCGAGAAGTTGGCGACCGTGTTCCGGTACTCGACCATCGTGGCGCCCTGTTCGGCCATCCGGGTGGCCAGTTGGGTGGCCTGCCAGGGGTCATAGGCCACCTCCTGGACGGCGTACTGGGCGAAGCACTCGAGCAGATCGGCCTCGATGGCGGAGAAATCGAGCACCGCCCCGGGCGTGGTGGTGATCCGGCCGGCGATTTCCCACCCCTGGTACTGGCTGTTTCGGCCCTCATGGACCGCGTCCTCGGGCAGGAAATGCCGGAGGAAGAGGTAGTAGTGCGCCACGCCGGCGATGATCCGCTCGAACAGCAGGGCCCGGCAGGCGAAGTCCGTCTTGCTGGCGAGGTCGAGCCCGATCCAGCACTTCTCCCCGGCGAAGTCCTCGACCGCCAGGCCCGGGTCGCCGCAGGCGCGCCACTTCAGCATGTCCATCCAGGCCTGGTCGGCGTTGACCCAGATGTTCAGGTGCTTCGTCTTGAAGCTGGCCTGGGCCGCGGGCATCTCCATGGCCTTCGCGCAGAGCTGGGCGATGACCTCCGGCATGACGGAGATTCCGTAGTTCGGGTTGGCCTTGCGCCAGGTGGACTCCTGCGTCCAGTCGTCGGAATCGTCCGCCGTGTAGATCGCCGCGAAGAAGCTCTCGTCCTTCACTGATCCCGCGAGCACCCGGGTGGCGTAGGTGCGCACCTCGTAGCAGATCCCCGCCCGGTTCGAGCCCGCCGTGGTGATGGTCCAGAGCAGCGACTGCGGTCGCTTGCCGGTGCCGGTCTCGAGCGCGTCGTAGACGTCCCTGGTCCGGTGGGCGTGGAGCTCGTCGATGATGGCGAGGTAGATGTTCAGGCCGTCCAGGGCGTTCGACTCGCTGGCCACGGCCTGGAATGTCGAGGCCGTGCTGACCTGGGCGATGGCGTGGGCCAGCACCTCGATGCCGAGCGCGCGGCACATGTCCGGCCGCCGGCGCGCCATGTGCTGGGCAGCCGCGAACACGATCTTCGCCTGGTCCCGAGTGACCGCGGCGGAGTAGACCTCGCTGCCCCCTTCATCGTCGGCGAAGGCGGCCTTCAGTCCGAGCCCGGAACTCAGGGCCGACTTGCCGTTACCGCGCGGCAGCTCGTTGTAGGCCCGGCGAAATCGCCGGTGGCGCGTGCCACGGCGCATCCAGCCGAAGACGGTGGTGATGATGAAGCACTGCCAGTCCTCGAGGCGCAGGTTTTCGCCCGCGAGCGGCCCCTTGATGTGGGGCAGGAGCTCCACGAACCGGCACCACTCGCCGGCCACGTCCTCGTCGAACTCGAACGGGCCCCGCTTCGCCCACCGTTTCAGGTCATCCAGCTGCCGCTGGCATGCCAGCCGCACCCACTTACAGGCCGGGATGCGCCCCCGGACCACGTCCGTGGCATACCTGACGGCCCGTGAAACGTGCGGATCAGTGAACCTTGGGGCCGGACTTGTCGCCCGCGGCGGACGTTTTCGCCCGCGCGGCTGAGCCGAACGCCTCGAACGGGTTTGATTTTTCGGCTTCCTGGTCGACATGCACTCTCGGCCTCGCGGCGGGTGAAAACCCAAGCTGCTCTGCGGCCTTCAACATGATCTGCGCCTGCTTGTTCATGTTGCCCATGTAGGGATTGACGATCGGGTAGCCGCTCGGCGACTTCACCACCTGGCCCGTCTTTTTCACCGCTTCCGCGGCCTCCTGGTGGAAGACACAAGCCACCACCCACGCAGTGAGGACGGACCTATCCAGACGCTTCAGCAACCCGCGAGGCGCGTGATCGATGGCGTAGGCCCAAACGGACGCCTGCTCCGCCGAGAACCAATGCGGCGGCTCAGCCAGGTCCCCGAGCGGGGCGGGCTCTGCGTCGTTGATCCGGCACGGCCGGTCCGTCCCCTGGATCACCTTCAGGGCCGTCGGCTTTGTTTTCCGCCCTCTCAAGCGTCACCTCGTCGAATGTCGTGCTGCCACCCGCCAGAACGCCCTTGTTGCCGGTGAACTCCTCCCACCGGCGAACGGCGATGTCCACGTAAAGGGGCTCTAGCTCCACGGCGTAGCAGATGCGGCCCTCCTTCTCGCACGCAATGATCGTCGTTCCGCTTCCGGAAAACGGCTCGTAAATGGCCTGCCCGGGAGAAGAGCTGTTACGCAGGGGGCGCGCCATGCACTCGACGGGTTTCGGAGTTCCATGGCCCCAGCCGGAGTCGTCCCGCGCCGGAATGTCCCACACGGTTGCCTGGGAGCGGTCGCCGAACCACTTTGTCCCCTTAGCGCCCCCGCGGATGGCGTACCACGCGGGCTCGTGCTGCCAGTGGTAATGCCCGCGGCTCAACGCGAATCGGTCCTTCCGCCAAATAATCTGGCTGCGGATTTCAAATCCGACGGCCTCGAGGCTGGCTGACACCTCGGGCGCCCGGATCCCGGCGTGCCAGACGTAGGCGATGTCGCCTGGGAAGAGCGCCCACGCCTCCCGCCAGTCGGCCCTGTCGTCGTTTTTGACAGCACCCATCTTGCCCGTGTTCTTGTTGACCCCCGCTCGAGCGCGCCAGCCCGGGTCGTAATCCACGCCGTAGGGGGGATCCGTGACCATCAGGGATGGCCGAACGTCGCCGAGGAGCTTCGCAACCACGTCCGCTGACGTGCTGTCCCCGCAGATGATCCTGTGCTTTCCAAGAATCCAGACGTCGCCTGGCACCGAGATGGCGGGGCCGATGACCTCCGGAACCTTATCGGGGTCCGTGTTCCCATCGTTCCCCTTGCCGTCAAAGATGGCGCTCAGCTCGTCGTCGGAGAATCCGATGAGCCCGAGGTCGGCCCCCAGGTCTCGCAGCTCGGTAAGCTCCAGGGCCAGCAGGTCCTCGTCCCATCCGGCATTTAGGGCCAGCTTGTTGTCGGCGATGACATACGCCCGCTTCTTCTCGTCCGACCACCCG